ATTCTGCTCGCGATTCATTCCCGTAATCAGGATCTTTTTAGCCATAGATATACTCCTTGCACTTCACCAGCTGATCGAGTTCATATGATTTATCGTTCAGCTTTCTATTTAGCCCTGAAGGATGCGGAAGGGTGAAGTGATTTACGTTTATTTTCTGTAGTACTTTAGATGCAAAGTTGCCGAGAGCCACAATCTTATCATGACCCTCGGTGCAGTTCTTAATTAGATCTAGATCTACGTCTGAGAACTTGTATGGACCAGGAGTGTAGATGCAGTTTGTAAATGAGAAGATGTTGATACCTAGAGTATCAGCCCAGCTAGGGAGCCTGCGCCAAGTTGTGTTTTGTCCGAGCTTGGCTGAGCTTGGGTTGATTCCAACGATAAGGACTCTGGGAACGAATGCCATACTACACCTGCTTCATTAAACATCTCAATAGACTGAGCCATTGAGTCTTGCCACTTAGGAGCTATGTTAGTTGGATAGCACATGAAGACTCGCTTTACGCCGACTTGGATGACGCCCTTAGCGCACTCGGAGCATACAGGCAATCCATACACGTAGAGGTCTGAATTGTCTAGACTTACCCCGTTGAGAGTAGCGTTGTAGATGCAGTTCTGCTCTGCGTGAACAACGTACTTGTACTTGAGATCTCGATCATTGAGGCGCGTCTCATCGTCATCAATTCCTCTTGGGAATCCATTGTAGCCTTGAGATAGGATCTGACCTTTCTTACCAACAGCTACTGCACCGATCTTAGTGCTTGGATCTTTAGACCAAGATGCAATATGCTGGGCTAGTTCAAGGTACTTCCTAACCCAGTTAATCGATGAGGTCGAAGTGTCGTTCATAGACATGAAGGCTCCCTGCGTTCCATAAGATGTAACCGGCTGGTACGCCGAGATCTTTAGCTACTAAGTCAAGTACGTGCTTCTGCCAAGCGTAGTCGTTCTTGTAGCCAAACACGACGTCGTTAGAACGCATCTGGACAATTGCATGAACTGAACCTTCGCGGATGACGTACTGCACGGCATTGGTACACATGAAGTCAGACATGCCACCAAGGTTGTACTTGTTCCACATCGATGGACGAGTGTAGATCATGACTGCTCGGCGAGACTCGGGATTCTTCTTAAGCTCAGCAACTGCGTTGTCGTACTGGTTACCATTCATTGGAGACCAGATACACCAGCCGTAGTTGGAGTTGATGAAGCCATCCTTGTCAGCGACTTGTTTCCAGATAGCCGGTGGGCCGCCTGGAATATCATTGACGTTGAGCGACATGGACTCGTACCAAGCTAGCTCGCGGTCAACGTAGTCCTGATTGACTTTACCAAAGATAGCTGGCTCGTCAGCGACGAAAGACGCCGAGACTAGCTCGAGCATCTTGACGCCTGTCTTATCAGTTACGTAGCTACCTTCAGCTTTGGCAAGTCGAAAGTACTCGCGAATGTCTGCTACGTTATGACGAAGATACATCTGACTTCCTGTTGTTGAAGATGTCACGTGTAGGATCTTGACCGCGCATCTTACCGCGGAGATAAGTCACTGCGAATGAAGCGTAGTTGGCGAGATCTTTATACGTATCTTCAAGCGACTCAAAGTTAGCATCTGCTGCGCGGCCTGCTTCGAGAAGAGACTGAGCGCGATAGACCTTACCTTGAATGATGTCGTGGATAGAGTCAATGCCACGACGGTAGTGCATGGCTTGAGTCACGTTTGAGTTAGGATTCTGGTAGTCTTGAGACTTACGAACCTGTAGGTCAATGCACTCTTGTAGAACCTTGATTGACTCAAGGCCTTCTAGTTCTTTAACATCATCGATCATATAGCACATCTTTCTATGTTTGAGATTATTTCAAGACGTTGGGCTTTGTATCTTTCTTTGTATTCAGGCTTGTTGTGAACAAAAAACGAAGGACTAAGATCCCTCATCTTTTTAACAAGATTCCTATCTTCTATACTACCAAGATAGACCAAATTTGTCAACGGAAAAAGTAAGCCGTGAGTAACTTTACCGGTTTCTTTATTGGTAAACTGATGTGGCTTAGTGACTCTTGGTTTCAATGATTCGAATATATCAATTGGAAAGTCTTCATATAAAGGAATCTCAACAAAGATCAATCTGTCTACTTCTAAACATTTCTTAAGTTGATTATTAGCTAAGAAGAAAGCTGTCTCATTCTTAATACGTGTTAAGGTCTTGATCTCTGTCTTAACACCATTGATAAACATATCTTTAACTTTATCATAGCGATCTTCACTCATTACGACTTCATAGCCGTGTTTGATATGAAGATCTTTTATAGTGTTTTCGCCGAGATCACCAAGTTCTATGATGTTAGCTTGACGAGACATGACTTAATCCTTAAAGAGTTTTGATACCAGTCCAACATTATCGCTATGATCTGGACCGACCCAGCCTTCAGGTTTGATCAGATCTGGCAAACCGAGTGGATTGGGTCGTGAAGACTTGACACCGGTCTTCTTAGCCATATTAGCCTTGAGTACCTCGTCCCAAGCAACGTAAGAGTTTACACTAAATGAGTCAAGCGTACCAATAGCCACCACACAGAGATCAATCAATGCGTCGACTACGTCTTCTGGATTCTCAGCGCTATTGAGCTCATCCAGTTCTTCCTGTAGAAACTTTACACGAAAGTCGAGAAATTTACGAAGAGTTTCTGAATCCATCTTCTCAACTACTTCATTTACCTTATAATGCTCGTGCATCATAGCAATGTCGTGACACCAATCTTTACTCATTAAATCCACTCCGGTTTATCGCGCTTTTTCCAAGCGTGCATGTTTGATTTACCCATCTTATAATAGTGACGATAATTTGTCAATGGGTCGTCACTAACTTTATACTCGTCAGCCATCGCTGAAGGCATGGGAGTCCAGTCCCAGTCTTTGAGCTTATGAGGTGGTGACTGAAGAGTATAGGCGATGTCAGAACACTTGTGACGCTTCTCGTAGCGATACGTGTACTCGTCGAGCAAAGCGTAGAGATGGTCTGATAGCCAAGTGTAGTTCTCTACGGACTGGCGGCACCACACGGCAGACGGGTGGTTGATGTGAGTGGCCTGATAGAGTACTGACTCGCGGCCGTCAGGAAGAATCCAAACTTTCTTCTTGCGACCGGTTGGAGAAACACCGACAGTTTCCATACCGTCGAGTACGCGATGGGCGGTTGATAGTAGCTGAGCTGACTCGAGGATCATCTTGACTACGTGCTTGTCAACCATCCAGCGGGCTGCTTGAACTGGGTCATGCGACAGATAAAATATGTTCACCTTGTTTTTTCCACTTTTTGAAAGCCTGCTCGCGATGGTAGCGATTGGCTCGCGTATGATATAGTATACCGTCAAGATAGTCGAGTTGCTGCTGGAATATCCGGGCAGTCATACCTGTGAATGTTTCCGTGCGCACATCGCCGTTTGGAGTGGCGAAGCGAACGCGGACATGCTGCGATCTTTTAATCTTAACATAAAGTCCCTTAAATGTCAAACAACTTTCTTCAAGCGTTACAAGTTGTTCAGATGGTTGGACAATTCTTGGATTGATGCAGACAAAGTTCTGAGGATAAGCTCTCAGGGCAAACATTCTGTATGGAAGACCGAGCTGATTCGCGGAAACACCGATCGCATTGTTATCGTGCAAGAACTTTACCATCTCCTGAGAGAGCTCTAGGATATTGCTAGGAAGGTTCTGGAGATTCATGGGTGGGCATGGAGTGGTTAGAATTGGATCATCTTTACTCACTAGTTTCATTGAGCTATCCTCGAAAAGTTTCTATGTTTCTCAAAGCGAATAACGTTGTCGAACTTATCCGCAATCTGGTCTGTCTTGTGACTTATAATAAACGTGTTCGTGTCTAATGTCAACTGATTTAGTATCTTCATGAACTCCTCGGTACCGGTGGAGTCGAGTGAGCTATCGAACACCTCGTCCATGATCAAGATGTTGGTGCTGATCGAGTTGCGAAGCTTGGCAACCGCTCTCCATGTAAACAAGATAGCTAGGTTGATTCGCATCTTCTCACCTTCTGAGAACGATGCATAGCTGAACTCGTCGCGGTGCCTTGACTTGATGGTCTCGTTGAACTCCTCGTCGAGCTCGAACTGAACCAAGAACTCCATGGCAGACAGATACTTATTGATGAGCTTGTTGATGATAGGGATGTACTGCTTGATGATGCGCGACTTGATACCACCATCCTTTAGCAGAGCACCGGCAGCTGCCAAGATAGTCCTGTCTTCTTCGAGCTCGACGTTCTTATTGTTGATTAGTAGAAGCTCAGCTTCAAGCTCATTTAAGTTACTGTCATCTCTCTCGACGATAGACTGCTTGATGGTCTTAATTTCTCTCTCAAGTTCTTTCTTATAGCTATTGAGTGAGTCGATCATAGTGGTCAGCTTATGTCTATTTAGCTTAGCAGTCTGGATCTGGTTGCGAGTCTCCATGATCTCATCGATGCGTTTTGATAGCTCATCATACTGAGTTGTAAGCTGGTTCATACCTTCTTCAATCTCAACGATGCTCTGCTTTCTCGTATCAATAGCCTCGCACTGAAAGTCTTTATTGATGTCCTGCTTACACGTTGGGCAGTTGTCGTGCTCGCTAAAGAACTTAACTTCCTTATTGAGGATGTCGTGTTTTGCCTTGATCTGGTGACGAAGCGAGTCGAGCTTCTTCATCTTCTTAGTAACTGACTCCTCATCATACACCTTCTCTTCAAGTAGAGCGATTCCCCGTTCAATACTCTCATCGTTAAGAATGATGGTGTTGATCTGAGTATCGACTTCAGCCAAGCGCTCTTTCTTCTCTGCGATGATGATGTCGTTGTTGTTCTGCATCTCAAGCAGGTGCTGGCGAATGAGCTTGATCTTCTCTGTGACAACTTTCTTGTCAGACGTGTTCTCAATAATCAGATCTCTGTTCTCAGCGGTCTTTACCTTAAGCAGATTGTTCATCACGGTAAAGATCTGCAGGTCAAGCAGGTCTTCGATGATGTCGCGACGCTGACCAGTCGGCAGCTGCATGAACGGGACAAAAGATGCAGAACCTAGAACCACTACTTGACAGAAAGACTTGTGGCTGATCTTGAGGATCTGCTTCTCAAGGATCTCTTGATAGTCCTTCATCTCCGCTGACTGGTTCAGCAGAGTGTCGTTCATATAGACCTCAAACACATTTGGTTTGATACCGCGAATGATCTTGTACTCATTGCGATTGATGCTGAACTCAACCTCGACTACTAGATCTCTCTTGGTAATCGTGTTGATGAGCTGAGACTTATTGACTTTGCGGAATGGCTTGTTGAATAAACCAAAAGAGAGTGCGTCGAGGATAGTCGACTTACCTGCGCCATTCTCACCAATGATCAGTGTTGTGTTGTGCTTATCGAACTCAATCTCGGTAAAGATATTACCTGTGGATAGAAAGTTCTTCCAGCGAATTGCTTTAAAGATTATCATTGAACTGTAAGTGCCTCATGATATAGATCTACGATAGTGTTCTCGAGCTTGCTCTTATTGATCGATACGTCGATCTGGTCGATGTACTTCTTAAAGATGTCCACGGTAGACTCTGCCTCGTTGACGATGTCCTCGTCACCTTCTAGATTAAGGTTAAGATGATCCTCAACTACCTGAAGGTTAATCACTCCCTGCTGCTCGATGCGCTCGATTGTTTTATCAAAGCGATAGAGGTCAGTCTTGTTAGAGACGATCACCTTAACGAATTTATCTTTGAGACAGCTGAAGTCATAACTTTCTGGTTCTTTGCCCTTGGTGACATCGTCGTACCAGAACTTAGCGAACATCTCATAAGGATTGACTACGAACTCTAGCTCTTTTGTTTCTGTGTCGAGGATGTGGAATCCGCGGTCATCGCCATAATCACTCCATGTAAACTGGCTATGAGAACCAAGATAGTGAATATTGCCAGAAGAGGACTTATGATGATAATGACCAGAGCAAACAAGATCAAAGCGACCAAAGAGATCAGGACTATCTCCGTGAGACTCCATAGATCCTCGATACATCTGGAAGCCCGCCAGCTCAAGGTGTCCCAGAACAATCTGGGATTTTGTATCGTGTATTTCTTTGAGAGTGTCTGCTCGGTTGTCGTCGTTGATCCAAGAGACATATAGTATCGATGTACCATCTTCCTGAGTGACAGTACTAGCCCCCGTAAAGATCTTGACGTTTTGGTATTTACCATTTATCAACTCCTCAAGTGCATTTACTTCATTCGTGTTCTTGTAATATACGTCGTGATTGCCCGCGATGATGTCGAGAGTAATTCCCATAGTTTCGAGAGGATCCAGAAAATCATCGCGCAGGCGCTTCGCAGTAAGAAAATTGATATACTTGCGGCGGTCAACAATATCACCAAGATGGATAACATGATTGATACCCATAGAATGCAGTCGTGGAAAAAAGACATCATCTAGAAACTTCTTGTTGTTATCATTGAACTGCGCGTTGTCGTTTCTAATTCCCCAGTGTGTATCAGTTATCAATGCTATTTTCATACGTTATTTGCACCAATCCTAGAATAATTCAAATTAGCTTTAGTATCTCTATCTAAAACTTCTTCATCTACATTCTCTATCTTAACCTTCTTGCTATCTTTTGTCAACTGTAGTTTTGCCTCGAATGATCTAATCACATCGTCTGAGTACTCATTGGTGCTGATCGACTCCATCTGCTGGTCGCTCATTAAGAAGTTATTCTGGTAGTTCTTATGCTTGATGTACGACTGCTTCTTCTCAGATTGTATTCGTCTGATAAAAGCGTTCCATGCGATCTGTGTAAAGTAAGCGAATGGATTAGTGGACTTACTCGGGTCAAAGTTATGGACCGCGCTCACGCAGTTCTCTATACCATCACCGATCATCTCTTCTCTATAAGAGTAGTTCATGAAGTTAGGTTTGGTCGATAGCTTCTTGCAGATCTGGCTCAGGCACTCACCGATGTATCTTGGGATCTGCGGTAGCTGCTTGTCTTCCGCCTTGGCTATATTACAAGCTTCCTTGTATTTAACCATCTCTTCATAGAATGTCTTGTTGTTGATATAGTTCTTCTTCGCGCGGGGTGCCATATTATACCTCTAATTTCACTGGATAGATCTTGTGTTTGAACTGCTCTTCATTGTATATCTTTAATCGCTCTCTAAAGTGTCGAATGGTCGTGTTCTCATTCTTCTTCCAAGTCATCTCATCTGCGATGTCAAAGAGTGTAGCTATCTCTTTGTTATCAGATGTTCTCAGCACGCGTCCTATGGACTGTAGATTGCGTACCCTAGATTTTGAAGGACTAGAAAATATAACGTTATGCAGATTACGAATGTTAACTCCGGTACTAAAAGTTCCTGAGCTAGCAATAATAATAGCATTTTGTTCTTTCTCAACGATCTTACGAATTTGCTCACGCTCATCTCCATCAATATTGCCATAAATGAAATAAACAGACTGACCTTCAGGCGCTGCCTCACTGATCATCTTATAGAGTATCTTACCATGCTTCTCAACAAACTGGAACAACACGAGTGTGTTGCCCTTGAGTGACAGGGTAAGATTTTGAATAAATTTGTTTCTTGCTTGGCAGGTAACGATGAAGTCAAGTTCTTGCTGGTAGTCCATGCCCTTGATCATCATGCGTACGCTGTCGGGATACTGCAGCACTATAGCCTTGATCTTAAATGGTGAGAGGTGCTTCTCATCGATAAGCTGAGCCGTGGTCGTCACCTTCTTGACTGGACCAAATAGACCTTCTAGAACCATGCGGTTGGTCTTGGTGCCGTCGAGAGTACCGGTAGTACCAAAGCGATACCTGCAGCTGTCTAGACTCTGCATGATAGATTGTAGAGACTTTGCAGTGAAGAGATGGACCTCGTCACCGATCACGACATCAAATTGCTTGAACCACTTCTTGTCGAGCTTGTATATAGACTGCCACGTCGAGATGACAACTTGTCTCTCAGTCTGCTTATCTTTGCCTCCAACGATGAGATGAATTCTATCATCACTATCAAAGCCGTAGTCGGCAAAATCAGAACTAAGTTGAGAGACCAGAGAAGTAGTTGGAACAATAATAAGGGTCCGACAGCTATTCTTTTCGCTACTAATCTTAGCATGGTAGTACCTCATTAAAAGATAGATTATGAAGGACTTACCAGAACCAGTTGGAGAAAGTAGGATACCTCGTCTATTTCTTACTGCGTGTGCGAATGCCTCAAGCTGGTACTCTCTCGGTTGATATTTTTCTGGAAGCTTGATATATTTAGCAAATTCTCTAGCTTCTGCTATAGAAAAATTGTCAGCTGAGAAGTCATCTAGATACTCGAGCTGGTAGTTGCGGTCTCTGCAGAACTTCTCTAGATAGATCTGCAGCCCACTGTACAGCTGACAAGACATGTGGTTGAAAAGTCTAATCTTCCCATCCCACATCTTGTTGCGGTAAGCAGGCATAAACTTTGCTCCGGGTACCTCAAACGTGAAGTGATCTCTAAGCTCATAGGCTACGCCGGGATCACAGATCACCTTGTTGTAGGTCTCACTTATTCTCTTTAGCTGTAATACTTCCATCACGCTCCTTGCTCGAACTTAATCCAGTCGATAGCACTCTTGATCTGGAAGTTTCTGTTCATTACCATCTTAATTATAGACTCAAGCAGGTCAATCTTTTCGAGCTGATAGCCAATCTTTAAGTTGAGTGAAACGATGTCTGGATCGGCATCCATGTACATTGGTAGGTCAGCCTTGAGAATTAAACCCTTAGGTGGTAGAACCCATCCCTTATCTTGAGTCTCTTTGGTGTGTCCCTGTGTGTAGAACTCATGCTTTTCTAGCTTGAGCTGCTTCAGATCTGCCTCGAGCTTGCGCATGAGTAAGCGCTCTGAGACCAGCAGCTTGAAGTATTTATGATGGAACTGGGGAATGTTGACTGCCTCAACGTCGAGCCGAGTGCGGTCCATCTTACTGTCAAAGTGCCATTCTTCTAGGATCTTTTCAATATTCACAGCTATCCTCATAAAGTAAACTATATTTTATAATATAACACATTTAACCAATAAAGTAAACTATATTTTACTTTTTATGCTTAATTTGTTATCTTTGTTATATCAAAGAAAATATACTTAAACGTGGCAGTGCATGAAACGTAGTTAACGGTCTGGTCAGTTGTCTGGAAGTTCAGTCGACTTATATTGATAGGAAATGCATTTCTAAAGTCAATCTGAAACTGAGGTACCTTGATGGCGTTGGATATGAGGAGGGTAAGATCTGAGGTAGTCTCCTGTCCAGATCCCGGAGTCTGAGCCTTGATGCCGGCATACTGGTCAAAGTTATCTGGGAATCCCAGTGATCTGAGCCAGTTAGCGATCTCAAGATAGTTCTGCATCTCTTCGTCTACCTTGAAAGTAACTTCTAGATCTTGAAAGATCAAGCGGTCACCGGTCTGAGGAATGTTTGAGAACGGAGTCTGCTGCAGCGGAGTGACGAATCCGAATCCTGGAAGATTAACTGACTGAACAAAGAAGTTCGTGTATGGTGCCCTCTTAATTATAAAGTTGAAATTAAGTGGACTTAAGAAGTTCTTGTTGTATGGGGTATTGTCTAATGCCGTCATGTATAACTCCAAACTTGATAGACTATTTATTATTACTGGCTATAGATCTATTATACACTATTATCCAGAAATGTCAACAAAAAAAGAGGGGGATTGCTCCCCCTCATCCGGCAAATTGTGTTTGCTCTTTTTCTTTATTTATAAGTTGCTTTCTTTTGATCCAAGCAGCTTTTCTGGACGCTGACTGTCTAGCTTTAAACTCTGGGTCTAACCAAAGCTCTTTGAACTTCTTTGAGTTCTGCTCTTTCCATTCATCTGTATGTGCTGGTTTCTTAATTCCACACAAAGCCGCTTTGTGTTCTTCAGTAAGGGCTTTACCTTTCTTGGCCGCAGAGATAGCAGCAGCCTTTTCTGGTGTGCATGGAACTGACTTGCCTGTCTTTGAAGCTGAGATCTTTTGACCTACTGTTTTGATATGTTCATCATACTTATGCCAAAGATTTCCATTTTTAAGATTAAGATTATAGTACCTAGGATTTTCATTAATTGGCTTTATTTCTTCTGCTTTAATCATATCAAGCCAATATTGTTCTTCAACATACATATCTGGACGTTCTTTTATATTAGTTTTAATGATTCTTCTTTTAAAGTCTTGTGGTCTAAGCTTGTAAGCTTTTTTCATCCAAGATGATGAACAGATGTAACCATCATCTATTGAACCCCAATGACAACCAATATAGTAGCGTTTGTGTTTCTTGTCTAACCAGATGTAGACGAATCCATATTTCTGTTGTTTCATAAAAGAATACTCCCGAAGTTGCCCTCGGGAGTATTTATAATTTCTAGAACTATAAAGTTCAAATCACATCAAGTTGTTAACGATAACGCGGCGATAGTACTTGTTGGTCGAGATAACAAGTTCGCCCGAACCCTTGTTGAGGCCTTCTGCGAATGGGTTTGCAACCATGCCGTAACGAGTCTTGAAACCAATCTTTGGCTGGAAGCTTGAAGGATCAACTGCGCGAACCATCTGGAGTGGAACGTATGGGCAGTAGAAGAGGCCTGCGTCGAATGCAGAAGAACCCTTGTAGCCAACGGTGAGGTAGTTACCACCGATTGCGTATGGGTCGATGTAGACCTTTAGGCGACCATTGAGGGTACCAGCGAAGGTGTTGCCTGTGTCGTCAACCTGTAGGTTGTTGCTGTTGAGAGCAGGAGCGTAGTCAAGAACACCAGCCATCTGGAGGGCAGACGCAACGTCTGACGAGCAGATAACGATGTTACCCTTACCGCGACGTGTCTGCTTCGCGATCTGGTTAGCTTCTCTTTCGAGCTGGAACATAAGACCCTTGAACTTTTCAACTGACCAACGACCATTTGAGTCGGTGTCGAGGTCGAATACACCAGCAGTTGTGGTGTTGTCCTGAGCGCCTGCTACAGCGGTGATGTTGATGGTACGAACAACTTCACGGTTGATTTCTGCGAGGATTTCAGCTGAGAGGATGTTTGCGAGTTCTGTCTCAGCGTCTAGGCCGTGAATTGCCTTAAGATCCTGAGCGAGTTCCATGGTGTACTCAGCCTTGAGAGCGCGGGTCTGAGCAGTTACGGTAACCTTTTCAATCGAGAAAGCCATCTGAGCGAAGTCGTAGGTGTTTGAACCTAGAGCGCCGAGAGCTTCACCGGTTGATGTCTTCATACCAATACCAGTGTCGTACTGTGTTACAGCAGTAAGAGGTGTGGTGTTGGTCGCGCCAGGAATGGTACCAGTGAAGGTTGCGCTGATCGAGCTGTTGGTCTGACCAATGCCGACTGAAGAAGTTGTAACGTTAGCAGCAACAGTTGAGAACGCGGTGTTAACTTCGTTGTAGAAGGTTTCGTTGTCCTGGTTGCCGTTTGCGTAACCGCCGGTTGAGTTAGCTTGTGTGCTGTACTTCGAACGCATCGCGAAGATGAGGCCGGTTGGACCGGTCATTGGCTGAACGCCGCAGATGTCATAAGCGATGAGGTTTGGCATCGCGCGACGAACGAGCGAGATCAAAACTGGATCGAAGGTGTCGATACCACCAGCGCCAGCTGTTGACGAAGAACCGCCCATAGAGTTGACTGGGGTTGTTGATGAGTATGCAGTTTCAGAGAGTGTCTGATACTGGCCATGTGCAGATGCTTCAACGAGCGCGCGCTCGGTGTTCTCAAGCATTACTGCTGTTACAGAGCGGCGGTGCGCGTCCTGGATTGGGTTGAGATCAGTGTGCTCGAGAATCGGCTGCCACTTTCTCTGAATTTCCTCAGCTAGATACATCTTAGTCTCCTTTGTTCTTTAGGATGTAATTTTATTTATAAAAATTATCTCTTAATTGATCTTGAGATAGCTTGAACATACTTACTTACAGTAGGGTCTAATGAAACAGTTTGAGCCTCAGTCTCACCTTCAAAAGACTCTTCCATAATGTTTGAAGAGACGGCTGGTCTCTGCTCAACACCGAAGTAGTTTTCTTTAATGATACTTAGCTTGCGAGCATAGGTATCAAGGTCTCCATCGAAGTCTACGCCTTCAGCGAGAGCTTTGAACTTTTCCTGCTGTGAAAAAGCTAGGTCTTCTAGGAATGATTCAACGATAGATTCTTTCTCAACTTCGACATAGCCTTCTTTGAGCTGTGCGTTTTCTGAGATAAGTTCATCCATCTGAGCTTCGAGAGTCTCAACCTTATCGGCGAGTGCCTCAACGACATCTACTTTTTCCTGTGGAAGTTCGATGTAGTGCTCAGAGAATAGATTCTTGAGGCCGCCCATGAACTCTTCAGCGAGTTCGTTACGGAGGGTTGACTCAATAGCAACTTCGTTTTCTTTCATCCAGTTCTCAACAACGTAATCGAGATATGAGTCGACTTTTGAGGTCATCTCTTCGTGGATAGTTTCAATTGTCTCATTGATCGCTGCTTCAAATTCTTCTTCAAGGCGAGCCTGCTCAAGCATTACGCGAGCGTTGAGCGCTGCTTCAAATAGAACTGATGCCTTTTCTTTGAACTCTTCTGAGAGGTCGGAGCCAACGAACATGTCTTCAACGTCTTCTTTAACAGAGAGCTTTGGCATTGGCATATTAACAGAAGCTCCGCCCTTGCCTGTTGCATGGGATGGCTTCATTCTGATTGAGTTCTCATTGCTCTTTTCATTCGCATGACCTGGGAGATGAGAAGCTTCTTTACCAATAAGAGCCATTGCCTGATCGAACCACTTTGTTAGCTC